TGCTTGCCCAATGTTGGCAAAGTATTGTGCAATATCATCATCGCTTAGGTTAAGCTCTCCCGACATGTACGCATATTGTTGCTCTGGTGGCAATGCAGCAATCTGATTGATGGTTGGAATCTTATCAATACCGATTGCTCTGGCTTGCTGTCGTAGTCTTTGCTGTGCCCCAAGTGAAGATATGCCTTGCTGGATGCCCGAACCAATACTGTTGAGGAACGCAAGGTCTGGTGATTGTGATTCAATGCCAAGCAACTTATCTATTCCCATCTGTCCTACGTACGCTTCACCACCAGTTTGGAATGGAGCAGTCAAACCTTCTGCTCTGGCTCTGCGGTATTGGGCTTGCGCTGCTTGAAGGTCTTTGATTTCTTGCTCTTGTTGCTGTTGACGCTGCAAGTCTAGCCCAAGTATCTGTGAAGCCAAATCTGCTTCTAGACGCTGTCTGCTCTCGTCAGCCATCTGTTGACCTAGCAATGCCATTTGTGGCTGTGCTGTGGGCTGTGTGAGCCTTGCACGTTCAGCATCTGCATACTGCTGTGCTTGTTGACGCGCTCCACGCATCTGTCCTTCAATGGCAGCACGTTGTTGCTCTGTCAAACCAAGCGCACCCATCTCTTGTTTGCGTTGCATTTCTTGAAGTCGTTTCTTTTGGTCACGTTCGTACTTGCTTGGAATAATGTCTGGCAATGCTCCAATTGCACTTCCACCAGCTGCAATCAATGACATGGTTAATGGGTCCATAGTTCACCTACACATGAAAAGTTTCTATTGTAAATGTCTGACAGTTGATGTTGCCCTTTTCGATTCTAGGGTCAACAGCCACTGAAAACTTATATCGTCCTGCATTCAATGTTAGCATACGAGTTATCATTATGCTTCTATGTCCTGCTGCTGTATCTTGAAGCCCTGGGTCTTTGCCTACTGGAGCCAAAGTGATTGTGTCGTTTTGAAACACATATGCACTTGTACCATCGAATCGAGTTACCAATCCATCCTTCTCATATTGGAGCAAAAACTGGTTATCAAACTGTCTATTTCCACTACTGTATGTTACTGTGCTGTTCGGTTGCCCCAATGCTTTTGCATAGAAAGTAATCATGATAGTGGTGTTGTTTTCAATGATAACTACTTCAGCACCAGTATTGGCTAAGGTTTGGTAGTCTTGGACATTGCTAGTTGTTTGATTGTTGCTCTTAGTGGTTGATGTGAACCAGCTATATTCTTGTGGAAGTCGTATCTTTGATACGCCTTGTAGAGTTTTAGTAATGAAATCAGCAGTTTGTACAGAAGATACAAGCCTAGGGGTAGCAATACTCTCTCCAATAATGGTATCAGTATCCACGTCCGTATCAGTGATTTCTTGGTTGACATACAGCCTCAGCTCATCTTCATTGGATGCTTGGTTTGTTGCTGATAATACTGTACCATCTACGTATGTATATTGCTTTGTAAATCCCATCAGTTCTCCACTACAATCGCTTGTATGTGATTGTGCTGAATGTTTATGGTGTTACCACTATGTCCTACGCAGGCTTGAAGCTCTATAGAATCAATCACATTGTTTGGAGCAAGTGTATACAATCCACTGAATGCAAAAGACCTATATTGTATAACCTCTGTCATGCCACTATCAAAAGCACCTTCTGTCGTGGTTATTGCGGCTTTCTGTGTAAAACTGTATGTGCAGTTTGCCATGTCAACCGTTGTTGGAGTACCACTGCCATTCAACGACATGTAAAGCCTAAAAGCATATGTGTTTCGATTTATCTCCGAACTTGTGCCATCGCCATCATCTACATCAAGAGAGCCTTCAGCAATCAAGCCACTGGCATGTACACGAACCACTACGTTTGAGTGTGTGCTAGTATTTGGAAGCACTTTGCTTGGAGTCCCACCAATGTTCTCGATTGTTGTCCATGAAGTGCTGCTTACAGTAAAGTCAACTGTTCCATCATAGTCAAAAGTGTACAGTCTAACGATAGAATCCGATGGGCTAAAGTGTTTACGTTGCGCCCATTCAGTATCAAGGTTTACGTCCTCTACACTATCAACAGCAACACTATCATAAACAGCATTGAGTTCGGTTGCACTAGGTGTTTGCCCTGCATCAAAGTATTGATTCCCTACTTTACTCATTCCTACCTCTTAGTGTTACAGCACCATATGGCTGCACCGTAGATTTCCATACGAGATTCATGGACCGACACACCGTATTCTTCTTGTGCCGATGTATTGATTGTTTGCCATTTAAGCTCTAGTCGTACTGGTTGTGAGCCTACAAAAATCTTGTATGGTATCGACAGGTTTTCTAGCCTTGGGTATACCCTTCCAGATTCTGCAATAAGTACATCGTTGCAAAACAATCCCCAACGCGACCACCAATCTGTAGACCATGAACGCATTTCTGGAGCTTCTCCAGTATCTCGAAATCTATCGACACCGTGTCTAAAATTTATATCAAAGCATCCATGCAAAGTTCCATTATGAGCATCGAACTGCAATACCAAATCGTTGAAGTCTGCATCTATATCTGACAAGTTGTTCCAACCGCTTGACCAGCTGTTGTTCTGAAGGTCGAAGTTGTACAATGGCAAGTGTACATTGATGCCCCCTTCATACGTATTCCATCTGCGAACAAAGTGATAGTCCTGTGTTTGTCCTTCATGCTTGAAGCCAAATACGTCTGCTGTGCTCTGTGATGTTAGTGTTGGTGGTGCTAGTTTAAGTTTGTCTATGGTTCCTACTGGGAAGTTCTGCCCATCGAGTCTACCATTGTACTCACCAATCACAGCGCGTGTATTGTCGTTGATGCTCTCTGGCTTTACTTGGTCGTAGTTGTTTTGTCCTACTTGGGTAAATACTTTCATCGTGACACCTTCGTGGATTGATTGAGTGATGGCATAGCCACAGCATCTGACAGCAAGTTGAACGATACCAGATGCCAGTGTTGGTCGTCCGTTGTCCGAATCCCAAATTTGAATTGGTCACACAACTGTGTGTTCACATCATATCGAAGCGTGATCAATCTGCCTTCAGCCAGCTTGCTGGTGTTGACAGTAAATGGAACCTTGGTAATAGAGCGGTCTGCCGGTCCGAATACAGCATCTTCATTCAAAGTGAATACGGTTTCACTTTTCGCCATCTTCTGTTTGCTTGTGCTGTTCTCGTCGTAGGAGTAGTCCACACCATAGTAGAAGTTAAAGCTGTTGTCACCGTATGACATGATGCGAAGCTCAACACTGTAATACCGCACCTTCACACTGTTGTCGTCGTATGCATACCATGCACTTTCCCATTGAGCACCGGATGATTGTGTATTGGATACCCGAATCTGCGCTGTCTCACCCAAGTATGAAGTAATCGTACCAGTAGACCCCCATGAGTTGTTTGCACTCATAACCTGGAGTGGACCAAACTTTCTCGTCACTTGTCCTTGTGCAATAGTCCAGTCGGGGTCATTTCCAAGCAGGAAGTACCCATTGACTGTTGTGGTCATAGCACTCCAATAAGACTCTGAAGGCTCGTCTATAGACGTTCTGAAGGACCACAGGGGTGTTCTAGGCTCTAGATGCAGTACAATGCCAAAGTCGGGTGTGGTGTTGTCTGCGCTTGGCATATGTATCCACACTTCCTTTTCTCGATAGGAGTAGGCAGCAACGGTTTTGTGTATCATAGAGCGGTTGAGTCGACGAAGTTCTTTGTCGATGGGCTTGCTTATCTTCTGCATTTGGATGGATGCACCACCATTCAATCCACCAGACAGCATCCATACACCTTGTTCGTTGAGGAATACGACACCCAGTTGAGGAATGACAACTACCGAGTTGCTGGCTTCTGTGCCTAGGGTGTTAGTGATGGTGCTGATGTTATAAACACCTGCATCAAAACTTATAATATTTATAGCAGTCTCTCTGAATACAATTAAATTATTATAAAATGCTACAAGTTGTGTAATGTCACCACCGCTCTGATTCCCAAGGTCAAAGTAGTTCAGTGCTCCAAACTGCTCAAAGATGCCACCATCTGAATAGATGATACGGCTACCTGCTGCGAGCCACAGCCTGTTGTCCCACACTTCTCCAAACTTCCAGTCTGTTGTGATGGGAGTGCTGGCAGTAAACGATGGAGCTTGGTCTACTAGAAACTTGTCCGGCATCGCATCAATATAGAATCTACTGCTGTTCTCATTGATTTGCGTAACGAAGTAGTAAATCTCTCCGTTGTCTTGAATCTCTTTGGTACGGTAGATGCGTCTTGCCACCACACCATCTTGTCCGATTGGCAGGTCAAGAGCAACACCATATCGTTTGCCTTGGGCGTTGGGTATAGACCATGACACACTCTGTGTGCCAGACAATGGACTCTCTGCACCCAAGTCTGAAATCATCGTCATTTTGTAGTTGTATGTATACTGTTGGTCTTCAGTAACACGACCCAAACCATACTGTGAATTCTCACCAAAGAAAACAGCAGCACCACCAGTAAGAACCTCATTGTTTTGGTAGTCCGTATCAACATCTAGTGGATTACAACTTGGAGTCTGTAATACAAAACCAAAGTCACGCCATACTTGATCACCACTGAAAATCAGTGCTCTGTCACGCCCATTGATAATGAGTAGATGCTGTCCTAGGTTGATGAACTGGGAACCAATGTCACCCAGTTTGGGTATGTACCGGTCACTATCCACTACCACTATGTCAGCGTCGAAGTCACCACCGTTTTTGTTGCCCAGCATGTAGTACAACCTACCACTCTGCTCCACAAAGGTGTAGATGTCTTTTGTGCCTTGTCGCTTCCACTGGTACACAGCATCCACTTTATCTCTGAAGTAGTTCTGTGCTATGGCATCGTCAATCGTAAAGATGGTTGGAAACTGCCACCATGACTCAAACCCTACGGTAGCCTTCCATCCATCTTCCTCTGCATACCTACAGTTGAAGATAGAGTTTGCATCGCCAAGGTTTGGAGTCAATACTTGGTTGACCCCACCACATGGCGCAAACTTACGGAAGCGTTGCGATTTCATGACAATCTCCGAAGGGTAGTTCCATCATACGTAGGCTGTCCCATGCGCATCTGGAATC